TATCATCATCCTCCATTGAGTTATTAGACAAGTCACCGCTTGCCATCCTTGCGAGCACAGAATCAAAATTGGAAACACCGTCCACCAATCCTGCCTCGAAAGCCTGTTTGCCAATGAACACACGTCCATCAGCCATGTCCTTCAAAACTTTGTCTTCATCTTTTCCACGATGCCGGGCAACATCGCTCACAAACATCGAATACAGATAATCAACTTTGGCCTGAATATCCGCCCTTCCCTCTTCACTTAAAGGCTCATTCTCACTGGCAATACGCTTGTATTTACCCGCATAAACCTCGGTGCGCTTGATTCCAGCCTTCTCTTGTGCTTTGGACGTATCAACATGCTGCGCAACCACGCCAATCGAACCAACAGCGGCGGTAGGGCTTGCATAAACCTCATCGGCAGCAGAACCAATCCAATATGCAGCACTCGCCATCGTACCATTCGCAAATGCAACGATAGGCTTATCACCACGCGCATTATGAATCACATCAGCAAGTTCCTTCGTGCCGTCCACAGAACCGCCCGGTGAATCAATATCAAGCAAAATCGAATTAACTTCAGGGTCGGCCATCGCCATTTCAAAGTCACGTTTAATTAGTTCGGTTGACGCACCACCAGAGATTTTGTGAAACAGGTTTGCGCGCTTCGCAATCACGCCATCAACAGGGATAACGGCAACGCCATCGACAACATCATAACCCTGTTCCTTGCGGCCTAGCGGCTTGCCAATTCGCGCCTCAACAGCTTTAAGGTCAATCTTCTCACGCTTCAAGTGTGAATCGTATAAACTCACGATTTCATTCAACTTTTCAGGTTCAATAGCCCACGGGCCTGTAACAATGTCAATCAATTTCATCAGTTTCCTCCGTATCAAGCGGAACACCATCGCCAGTATCCAGTAGTTCGGCTGATTCCTCCTGACGTACTTCGCTTACTTCACCCTCCGCCTCAGCAATTATCTTGTCTTCATGTGTAAGCTGATCGTGCAAGGTTTCCCAATCCTCACCCGAAATCATTGCAGCTTCGCGCTGGCGGGTTGTGAGCCTTGCATCAATCCGCATCTGAGCAGCCTTGATCGACACATCTTCACGAATATGACCACCGGGACGGCCAACCCATGAGGATTTGACATATGCAGCGCGAATAAACGGGTCATCGAAAAAGCCGGGAGCCTGCAAACGGCCAGCAGCAACCATTTCACCAATGAATGAGTTATAAATCGGCCTGCAAAAAGCATCGGCAATCCAATCCCTGCGAGCATTGAAGAATCGCCATGCCTCAAGCATTGCCGCTTGAGATGCGGAATAGGAAGCTGAGAAATGCTTAATCAAAATCTCATATGGAACTTCAAGTGCCATGCCGATTTGCTGGATGATAGCCTGTACAAACGGGTCAAACTGCGCATTAGGGCGAGCAGGATTGATAACTTCGGCCTTTTCACCGGGCGCAAGACCGATAATCGCACCTTGCCCAAGTTTATAGTCACCCATGCCATCATTTACCTGAGCACCATCGCCCTGAAATGATGCCAGTGGGGTATCCGGCGCTTGGCTTGTAATTGCCACGGTGAAGAACCCGGATATAACAGCAGCCATCAGTTCAGCTTCAGTGTACCGCTCAAGCTGTTTCAAAGGCTCGATGACAGCAGCAAGTGCAGGGATGCCTCGCGTCTGGCCGGGACGCAGCTTGCGGTAAATATGAAGCACATTCTGCCGCCCAGTGTTGCGGCCAAATGCTCTAACCTTCTGCCATTTACGCTTATCTCGAAGATTCAAGCCCTGCGGATGGGCATCAAGGATATGATACCGGAAGGGAGCGCCGTTCCGGTCTTTCTCAACACCACCTCTTAACTGTGCAGAATCACGCTGGAAGTTCTCATTCACAACACGATCAGCCTCGACAATCTGAATCTTCAAACCAAACGGTGAGCCGGGGCGCGAAAACATAGGCAACAGGGCAAACACATCACCGCGCTCGAACACAGAACGATACACCAAGTCCTGCATCTGATAGAAAGTCTGTGAACGTGAAGCATCGCACTCAAGCGAGTTCGCCCATTGATTAAACAGAAATTCTGCCTCACGCTCCCATGCCTTTGCCTCTTCAGCCGATAGGCCAAGGCGCTTTGCATCAATGTTCGACTGCAACCTCAACCCTGAACCGATAATGCTTGTCGCCTGCACATTGATAGCAGCGGCGGCAACGGGAGAATTGCGGATTAAATCACTGGAACGGGTACGAAGTACATTAAGGTCATAGAGCGAATCAGAATCAGCAGAACCACCAATGGTATTCCAGCCCTTTAGCGCCCTGCTCGAACGTGAAGCGCCTTTATACGCTCCGGCAAGGGCACTGTATTGATAACGCGCCCTCATGCGTTCAGCAGCCCTTACAGGGTTGTAAACGCTAACGATCCGGTCAATGACATTGGGCTTGATCTTATCCAAGAGGCGTTACCCCAACAACACGAACACCGCCTCGCGACAGCGATTTTACCTTGGAATCCCAATAATCGACCATCTTAAGAATCTGATCTAGGTCAGCACGGCGGTAAACACGGCCAGCGATGCGATATTCCTGATTATTCGCGCACGCGGTAGAAGCAGCTAGGAAAGCATCCAATTGTGCCTGTGCTTGTGCAAGAGTGATCCCGGCCAATCTCCACCTCCAAACGGTAGGGTTGGCGCAATCTACAGCTTATGTGGATAAGTTGTCAATAACCTGTGTATAAATTGTGAATAACTTGTGGATAACTTACAAATCTATTCCCTCACTTATCATCCTGCGGCGTTTAACCACCATCGGGCCAGATGGCATCGGAACCTGATTGCGGTGCATCTCAGCTAAAACATCAAGGTCAATATGACGTTGTTGTTGCAATAGTCGGATTGCAACAAGGTTCAAGTTCTCAATATCCCATATTTCATTGCGGCGACCTTTCGGGCAGTGCCAATCATACGTTAGGATGCCACGCTTATCGTATTTTGCCTTTCTAAATTCAGCAGTTAGCTGTGAGAAGAACCCATCGTGACACCAATCAGCAACAGGGAAGTGGATATATCCCGGCCCCGGAGTCTCATTCTCCAGCCTGTGAAAAGATAAATCCTTAACCGTATCTGTTCCAACCATAGTAAGGTAAACCCCATGCTTGTTCGCCGTCTTCGGGAACATGGCGATAGGCTTGCCACTAACACTTGATCCTTTCGTAGGTATAGCAAATGTGCGCCCTGCTTTCCTACAGAACTCATACACCTCATCGGTAAAGTGACCGCCGGAGTCAATACACATCAGTGAAACGTCCATCTGCGTGCCATCAGCCTTTGAATAGGTGCGCTTCACAAGGGCAAGCAACGTATCCCAAAACGACCTTTCAGACGGGTCGCCATAATGAACATAATGGTCTATCCACCATGATTCTTCACCGGAACCCCATCCCTTAACGCCAACCTCAACACGGTCATCCTGAGTGTCTGCGCCAATGGTAAGCATCAAGACATCGTCAGGGACTTCGGCATCATAATGCTCGCACCGCTCTGCCAGAGCATGTTCGTTCATCTTTTTGCCAGCATCTTCTTCCCACGTTTCACCAAGCGTAAGGTTCACAAACCCTTTCAGCTTCATCGGGTCATGTTTCGCTTTTTCAAAATCGCGAACAATTACACTCCAATCAGTCATCGGTGAATAAGCAGTCCATATCCTGAACCCTACGGTTCTTGGGGCTGGTATAAGTTCACCATCCTCATTGTAAAACAGCCCGTCATTGTCAACATAACGGCCATCTTCGGCCTTCCAAATGCCTCTCTCCCATATATCAAGGTATTCATCTTGTGTCATCAGTGCCCCGCAATGCTTGCACAAATGCGCGACTGTTTCCGGCTTCCCTTTCTCCCACTTGAAGCCGAAATCAACATCCTTTCCGCCCCATTCAATCTGTATCATTTCATCACAATGAATACATGGTACGAAGTAATACAATTTAATGTCAGCACCATCAAACAAAGGCTCAATCTGCGACTTACCCTTAACCTTCGGCGTTGATCCAGCGATAAACTTCGGAAACACAGCGCCTTCAACACGCTTCTTCGCCAGCTCTACCGGATCGCCCTCCATTTCAATGTCACGGTCGAAACCATCCAATTCATCAATGTATGCCGTATCAACTGAAATACGGCGGTAATTCTTCGCAGCTTTGCCACCACGAATGTGAAGACTCGAACCGATAAACGCCTTTTGACGCATTGTGTTGTTTTTGTGTCTTGATTCATACCACGGAAAAATCTCGCGCATACACTGGACATCACGGATCATTGGGTCGATTTCAGTCTTCACAAACTCATCCGCATCATCATCAACAGGCTGCCAAATAGCCTGATTCCTGCGCTTGTGGTGAGCGAAGTAACCAACGGCAGCGAGCATTATTTTCGTGCATCCCACTCGAGCCGATTTCAAGAAATACACATCACGAACATCATCGTTCGATATGACATTCATAATGGCAGGCTGGAACGGGAATGCCTCAAACTTGCCTTCAACATAACTCGATTCAGGAGACAGATAAAAGTTCTCAGTCGCCCATGTATGAAGCGACTGCGGAACAGGCTTGCGCATAGCATTAATGCCACGCTTACATGATTCAACAATGCACAGTCGAGTTACCTCATTCAGCCTCATCGAACCCATCCCAATCAATTTGAATGTCCGCAGCAAGATTCTGGCACTTGACGATTTCCTCTTTGATAATCTCAAGTTCAGCCGCGCCCAACTTCGGAAATCTGCGCTTCAACTTCAAAGGGATTGATTCAAGTGTGGCGGAAATCTGCGAACCAACCTGACCAAGCGCATGCTCAATCGCTTTTATCGGAGCATATTCCTTGCGGGCAATCGCATTCTTAATCGCCAATTCTTCTGTCCGCTCCCTGATCTGCTCCAGCTTGGCAGCTTCCATTTCCTTCTTAATATCGCCATCTTCAAGGCTGCTTAACTGACCCCTCCGTTGCGCCTCAGCAAGTGCAGCCTTAACCCGATTGTTTACAACATCAGCGCAAGCATAATACTTCCTTGTGGTATTGCCCCGGCCAGTCCTTCTTTCTTCCCGATGCGGAACACCCCACTGCTTGAACGTCTGATACGAAACGCCAAGCGACTTGCCCATTTCAGTTGTGGATAAAAGCCACTTCGGAATATCAGCATCTTTGATTTCAGTCACGATTAAACCTCTCACTCCAATCCTTAAAATCGCTCTTCGGGGCGGCTCGCTCGCCACCCTTCAACTTCACTTTCATGCCAGGGCTGATTAAACCCTCATCCAACAGAACAGCGTTAAACATCTTGTCAAAATGTTGCGCAAATCGCTTGCTTGCATGCCTGATA